TACTGATCATGGCGTCGTCACCGTCACTGAGCCGAGGCTGGTCGTGATCGACACCCCGGTCGGGTAAGTCTGATGCTCGTACAGGTTCCGCCACTGGTTGCCGTCATAGGCCTGGTGGATCATGTTCGTGGTATTGAAAATGATCGACCCCGTGGCGAACTGCTGAGAGTCCCTCTCGTCCAAATTGTAGTGCGCGGAGAACGACGGGTCGAATGCCCCCAGGTTGATCTCCAAAACCCGCACGAGGCGGTTGAACGTGTCTGCAGACACGGCCTTGTCCCGGGCCAGCGGGAGCCGTGTCGGGAGCAGCTTGCTCACCGCCGGCCGCTCGGCTGGATATCAAGTCGGGTAGCACCGAGGCGCCACTTATACCCCTTTTGGTCTAAGGCCGCGGCGTCGTCATCGGACTCAAAGCGGAGGACCATCTGACGCCCACGGGTGCGCACGTTGTTAAACCGCGTGGTCTGGGTGATCTGAGACGTCGAGTCCGTCACCAAGGCGTCGCCGGGATAGTTACGGCGCTTGAGCACGATGTTCATCGCCGGGGTGTTCGACACCGCGGGGTCCACCGTGAAGGCCATGTCCGGGATGATCTTCTTCACAAACGCAAACTGGTCGCCGTCGCCGATATCGATGTCGGCAGACTCGACGTAAACCCCGGTCATGGGATCACTATCGTTGTCATATCCAACCTCGTGCTGCACCAGGGCATAGCTACCGTCCATGGTCAGGGCGGCCAAGGGCTTATCGTTGATCCCCTGGTCGATCCATGCGTAGCGGGTCAGCTTCCCGATGCTCCAGGCCTCGTCGAGGTAGTTGTAGGTGACATAACGGCTGATCTCTCCCGTGCCATCCTCGATCGACGGGTAGAAGAACCAGATCTCGTTGTAGGCACTGTTAACGCCCATGACGCACTTGAAGGCCTGGGTCAGGTCGAGGTCATTGAAGACGTATTCCTGGACCGTGCAGCGCACGCGCTGGACCGAGCCGTTGTAGAAGTAGAAGCCATTCTTCGACGCGAAGAAGACCCCGGTCGGGGCGTTGGCCATGGCCTTCGGGCCGACAAGCCCGGCGCCCTCGTTCACCAGGTTCATGGCGAAGGTCAGGGGCGGCCCAATAAAGGTCATCGAGTAGAGGCTGGTGTCGGTCCAGATCAGGACCTCCTGCCGGCTCTTGAGCCCACCCACGATGAAGGACCCGCTCGACAGGCGCAGGGATCCGGCGGTGTTGGTCGCCGTGGGCTCAAAGTCGAGGTCGTTCTCCTGGTCTGAGAAGGACACCAGCATGGGATCCACGACGCCAGTTCGCACGCCGCCAGAAATAGGATCGGAGCCAAGCACGATGAGGTGGCGGTCGGTCTCGGAGGTGATCACCTGAAGCCCAACCGTCGGCACCAGGTTCGCGCCAGAGATCTGCGAGAGCTCTTCAGCACGCACCGTGGTCCCGGAGTTCTCAAGCCAGCGGTAGATCCCGGCGCCCCGAGGGTTGATGATCAAGTTCTCGCCGTAGTTGTCGTGGGTCCAAAGCCGCAGCTGGCTGATCGCAGAAATCGCCGAGGCAGAGCCAAAGCCCCCCGCGCCCCAGATCCCTACGCCCCAGCCGGAGCTCGACACATAAGTGTCTAGGCCGACGTTGATCTGATAGGCGCCGACGACACTCGCGCCACCGTTGCCGGTGTCTGATGCGTTAGCCGCCACCGTGACGCCGGAGGTGTCCTTCGCCGTGATCTCGTAGGTATCGACGTCGACGATACGGGTGATCTGATATTCCTGGTTCAGCACGTCGGCGGTGATCGCACCGCCCAGGCTAACCGCGCCGGAATAGGTCACGAAGTCATTCGCCACGGCCCCGTGCGCCGTATCGCTTACCGTAAGCGTCGAGGATCCGCTGGTCGCGGAGAAGGTGACGTCACCGGCTGCAGTCGTGGCCCGGATGGGGGTTACGTCGTAGTAGGTCTGGCCCTGCTCGACATAGTATTTCCAGGTCGTGCCGATTCCGTTGTAGCGGGTACCGTCTAACGAAAGCCAGGGGTGAATGGCCCGCGGGGTTCCCTCGACACTGCCGCTGCCGTATCGCTGCCAGCCGCCGATCTTTTCCACACGACCCTTGCGGAAGCGGACCAGGTTTCCGTCAACCCAGCCTCCCTCTGCGGCGTAGTCCGTGGACTCTTTAACGATCCCCGGTTGGAACTCCAGCTTTGACAGCGGCATAGCGCATTAGGCCAGCCGGATGATCGCGCCCGTCGCGGTCGGCGTCGGGAACACAATCGTGAAATCACCCGCCGTGCTGGTCTTGTCTCCGCCAAAGTCGATCGCGGCCACCGCCTTGTTGGCGTCGGTGCTGTTGTAAATCAAGCAGCCCCGGGCGGTAATCGTCGCCGTGGAGAAGGTCAGGTCGTTGAAATCAACCACCGCCGTCGTGCCCGTGGCGAAGGGCGTGACGTTGGTCAGGGTCGAGCCGCCGGCGCTGTAGTTGGTTCCGCTGGCCTCGCCAGTGGTCGTGTACGCCGTGGTGCTGGCGCCCAGGGTGGCCGAGCTCGTGTAGAGCGCGAGCTTGAAGGCGTCGCCGGTGGTATTGGTAAAGTTGTGCGTCCCAACCAGGAGCTCCTGCTTGAAGGACGTGCAAATTGCGGAGGTGATGGCCATGTCAAAGCTCCCGAATGATCTGCGCCAAATCGTTTACCCCGCGCGCCCTCATCTGGTTGCTAAGGGTAACACGGTCGCTGCGGATAGCGCTCCGCATCTCCGCCAAGATTACCTCATAGACCTTGTCCCGGAAAGCTAGCGCCTGCTTACGGACGTGAGGATCCGCGTGCTCCGAAATGCCGCAGATTTTCCTGGTCGCCTGCTCTGCCCAGAACTCGGGAGCATGCCCCCGGTTCTGGGTCGTGGAGACCATGACATTCCCCAGCTGCGGCCCTACCTGATCCTTCATCATCCTCGGTAAGGCTCCGGGGCCTTGGCCACCTTGACGAGCTCGATTTCGCGCTCCTCGATGACCTCGCTGAGCTTCGACCTGGGGCATAGGACCCACTCATCCTGGTGGGGCATTGCGACCATAGGATCTTCTAACCTATGGTAGCCATAAAGCCGCTCGGTCACGCCTACGTTGCTATCGAGCAGGCTAGACCGCGGCGAGGCCCCGATGGCGATCTTGTTCTCCAGGCACTTGGAGATCCAGAACTCCACGCAGGCCCTGCCGGCCTCAGCGAAGTGAAGATTGTGGCTGTAGCTGAAGTCCACGCCGAACAGGTCGATGTGCGCGACCTCCTGCCAGTAGGCATAGGCCACTGCATAGGCCACGGTGTTATTTAGATATGCGCATTTGGCATAAGTAACCACCTCGGCCAGCGGGTACTCAACGGCCCCAGGCACCCGCTCGTCGAGCTCGCAGGTGTAGATAGGCCCCGGATGCACGGGAAGCATCTTCCGCATGATCTCGGTCTGGTTGCCGGCGTCTTCGGTGTCGAGGTAGCGAGAGGGCGGGTCGAGCATGAACACCCGGTCGCATTGGCGATACACCGCCAGCGCCGAGTTGATGCACCACACCTCGTCCCATTCTTTGCTGTTTTCTAGCCCGATCACGAAGTCAATCTGGGATGCTCCCAGGGCGACGATCGCGACCTTCTTCCCCTTTAGGCCCGGATCTTTCTCCATTAAGACACTCCAATCCTCAGTAGGTCATAGCGGTACTCGTCTCGGGTACCGCGGCCCTCGCTGAGGTTCTTCATGCGGGCCACGGCTTCCTTGAAACGGTTCTCCATGGTTCCCACCACATCCGGCGGCTCCTTGAGGAAGATTGCAGCCTCCACAAGGGTGCCGTAGAGCAAGGCCTCCGGGTATTCGGTCGAGAGCAGGGTCGTACCGGCGTCGCCACCAGAGGTGAGCGAAGCCGGCTTGTAGAGGTAGTGCAGCTCGATCGAATAGTCAGCATCCGGGACCGGGGCCAGCTCAAAAGCCGCCTCATCAAACTGCGAGTAATACTTTGGGCGCCCGCGCGTAGCGGTGCCCGGCGCATATTGCTTGATGAAGCTGGGGTGCTTGAACAGCAAATAGTGATAGGTGCTGTCGTCGATCACCGCCAGGCTAAAGGGCGCATAAAAGTCGCTGGGCGTGGCCAGGAAGCGGTTGTTCGTCGACACGTTAGCGGTCACGTTCTTGCGCTGCTCGGGGAGCTGCACAAGCTTGAAGATCCGCGCCTCCGCATTCTGGATCATCTCGTCCAGGTTGTCGTTGAACGTGGTCTCGTCGACCTGCATCCAGTCCTGCACGGCGGCTTTTAGGGTGGCCAGGGTGTAGCTCATGATGTGGTTACCTCCACCGCGCCGACAGTACAGGAGACTGCAAAAGTTTGCAAAATTGTGCCCAGCTTGCCGTCACCGACGTTGGTGTAGACCAGCGGGTAGGCCGTCAGATCGTTGCCGTCGGCGTTGGGATCCGGGCGCGCGTTCTTCAGCGCCTGGGGATCCGCCGGGCTGGGCTTGCGCTCAAGCTGGGGATGCTTTGGAGACCATTGATCCGGCCCAACGAGCAGCCCGTCCCAGGTCTTCTTCATGTCCTTGAGCCGGTAGCGGAACCCGGTGATGTCGCAGATTCCGTAGGCTCGCCTGTTCGATGCGAAGGCCATGGTCAGGCGATG